GGCATCCTGTCTTACATGGATGCGACCAAGGGCTTCTGGTGGTCGCCGTCGAACCAGATCGTCCAAGGCATCAGCGGCACCGCGCGCCCGGTCAGCTTTGCGATCAGCTCCACCGAGACCGAGGCGAACCGCCTGAACGAACAGGCCGTGGCCACGATCATCCGCCAGGACGGGTTCCGGCTGTGGGGCAACCGCAGCACGGCGTCTGACCCGCTGTGGACCTTCCTGCCGGTGCGGCGCACCGCCGACATGGTCTACGAATCCATCGAAGAGGCGCTGCTGTGGGCGATGGACCGCCCGTTCAGCGCCCAGCTGCTGCTGGATATCCGCGACACGGTGCAGGAATACCTGAACACCCTGACCCGGCGCGGCGCGATCCTGGGCGGCAAGGTCTGGCTGGACCCGGAACTGAACTCGGCCACCGAGCTGATGGCGGGCAAGCTGTACCTCGACTTCGATATCGAGCCGCCCGCGCCGCTGGAACACCTGACGTTCCGCGCCCACCGCGAGGGCGACTATTACACCGAACTCGTCAACGCCGTCGCGACGGCGCAATAAGGAGGCCCCCTGATGGCACTGCCGCGCAAGATCAAGAACTTCAACGCCTTCGTCGACGGGGTATCGTACTTCGGCATCGCGACCGAGGCGAAGCTGCCGCAGGTCAAGGTGATGACCGAGGCACACCGGGGGGCGGGCATGGACGGCCCGGTGGGCATCGACATGGGGGTCGAGGCGATGACGGCCGAGATCACCTTCGGCGAATGGTCGCCCGCCCTGCTGAAAAAGCCGGGGACAGAGCAGCGCTTTGTGCTGCGGCCGGCGGCGGCCGGCGACGCGGGCGACGGGGTCGATACGATCATCGCCACCGTCGGCGGGCTGATCACCGCCGCCGAAACCGGCGACCTGAAGCCGGGCACCGACACCACGCTGAAGCTGATGATGGATGTCCGCTATTACCGGCTGGAGATCAACGGCGAGCAGATCTTCGAGATCGACCTGGTCAACGGGCTGCGCGTGATCGGCGGCGAAGACCAGCTGGCCGACATCCGCCGCGCGATGGGGCTTTAAGGGGGGGTTGAACGATGGGCAAAGTCACCTTTCAAACCCCGGTCGCCCGCAAGGGCGCTGACCCGATCACCGCCGTGACGGTGGCAAAGCCCAATGTCGGCGCGCTGCGCGGGCTGGCCCTGACCGACGTGCTGCGCATGGATGTGCGCGCGCTGGAGCGGCTGCTGCCACGCGTCACCCAGCCGTCGCTGCTGCCCGAAGAGGTGGCGGCGCTGGACCCGGCCGACTTCCTGGCGCTGGCGGGAACGGTGGTCAGTTTTTTCGCGACTCCGGACCAGATGGCGGCGCTGGACCGGGACGAGCCAAAGCTGCAGTAACCCAGCCGCATGACGACATCGAAGAGACGATGGCGGATATCGCCCTCGTCTTTCACTGGACGCCCCGGGACATGGACCCGATGACGCCCGAGGAACTGGCGCGCTGGTGGCACAGGGCGCGGGCACGGCATGAAGGCGAGGAGACCGATGGCTGATCTGAACATCGCCCTGATCCTGCGCCTTGTGGACAAGGCCACGGCCCCGGCACGGGCCGCGATGCGCAGCATCGAGCGGATCGGCGGCGACAGCCTGATGCGGCAGGCCGAACGGGTGAACGCCGGGGCGCGGCTGATGGGCGCGGGCCTGACCGATGTCGGCAATGCCGCCCTGCGCGGCGGGGCGGTGGTGGCGGCCTACGGCGCGGGGATGACGGCGCTTGCCGCCAGCTTCGTGCGCCCGGCGGCACAGTTCGAACAGTTCAACGTGCAGCTGACCACGCTGGAAGGATCGGCCGAAGGGGCGGAAAAGGCCATGGCCTGGATCGAGACCTTTGCCACCAAGACCCCGCTGAGCGTGGAGGAAACCGTGCAGGCCTATGCCCGGCTGCGCGCCTTCGGCCTGGACCCGACCACGGGGTCGCTGCAGGCGATGGTCGATACCATGGCGGCCACCGGCGGCGGCGCGGAAAAGCTGGACGGGCTGACGCTGGCGCTGGGGCAGGCCTGGACCAAGGGCAAGCTGCAGGGCGAAGAGGCCATGCAGATGCTGGAACGCGGCGTGCCGGTGTGGGACCTGCTGGCCGAAGCGATGGGCAAAAGTGCGGCGGAAGTGCAGAAGCTGTCGGAACAGGGCAAGCTCGGGCGCGAGGAAATCACCCTGCTGACCGACGCGCTGGGCGCGCGCTACAGCGGGGCTTCCGAGCGGGCGTCGGAGACCTGGGACGGGATCACGTCAAATCTTTCGGACCAGTGGACGCGGTTTCAGCGGCTCGTCATGGGGTCGGGGCTGTTCGACTGGATGAAGGGCAAACTTGATGGTCTGCTGGACACTCTCGACCAGATGGCCGCAGACGGCACGTTGCAGCTTTGGGCCGAATCAATCGGCAAGAAAATTGAGGAGACACTGACGGGCATCTGGTGGGCCTTGAGCGGGGTCTACTTCTTTATCAGGTATCAACTCTACCCGGCGCTGGAAAGCGTCGCCACCGCCGTCGGCGGCTGGGACGTTCTGGGCTGGATCGCGCTGGCGCTGATGTTCTCGGGTACGCTGCTGAAGGTCGCCTCGGGCATCCGGCTGATCGCGGCCGGCCTGTTGCTGCTGTCCGCCAACCCGTTGGTGGCGCTGGCTCTGGCCTTCACCGCCCTCGCCGCCGTGATCTATTTCAACTGGGACAGCATCGTCACCTACGTGCGCGCAAAGTTCGATGCCATCATGGAAACGCTGCGCAATCTGAAAGACCGCATCCTGGCAGCCTTCGACATCGACTTCCTGGCCATCGGCGAAAAGTGGATCACCGACCTCTGGGCAGGTATCGCAGGCCGGATCGATGCGCTGGTCGCCTGGGTGAGCGCAAAGTTCGACGCGTTGATCCCCGACCTGCCCGACTGGCTGCGGTCGCCCGAGGCGGGCGGCTATGCGGGCATCGACGGTGATGGCTACGGCGGCATCGGCAACGCGATGGACGACACTGCGGCCTTTACCGGCCCTGCCGCCCCGCTGCGCCTGCGCAGCCCGGCGAACGGACCGTCGACCAATGTCAACGTGGGCGGCATCACCGTCAACGCCGCGCCCGGCCAGTCGCCCGAGGCGGTCGCCCGCGAGGTGCGCCGCCAGCTTTCGGAAGCCGCGCAGATCAGGGCCTATCTGGACGACAGGGGGCTGCATGCCGATTAACCTGGGCACCATCATGATGGCGCTGGGCACGTTCCGCTTTGGCGTGAACCGCGCGAACTATCAGACCTTCATCCGGGATGCGTCCTACCGCTGGTCCAAACAGGACCGGCTGGGGCGCGCGCCCGCGCTGCAGTTCCTTGGCCCGGATGCCGAAGAGATCACCCTTGAAGGGGTGATTTACCCGCATTTCAAAGGCGGGCTGCGCCAGATGGACCTGATGCGCGCGGTGGCGCGGACCGGCGCGCCGATGATGCTGGTCGACGGGCTGGGCTTTGTCTGGCAGCGCTGGGCCATCGTCACTGTCAGCGAGACGAAATCGGTCTTCCTGGCCGATGGCGCGCCGCGCAGGATCGAATTCAGCATCCGCCTGCAAGCCTACGGGGGTGACCGGGCATGACGACCTGGCGCACCACCGAGGGCGACATGCTGGATGCGATCTGCCGCGCGCAGTACGGGACCGAGGCACAGGTCCCCGCCGTGCTGGCCGCCAACCCCGGCCTGGCCGCCCTTGGCCCGGTCTACGCGGCGGGCGTGCTGATCACCCTGCCGGTGGTTGCCGCCCCGGTGGAGGCCGGGCAGATCAGGCTGTGGGGGCGCACATGACCCCCGCCTTCCGGATCATCGTCGGCGGGCAGGATGCCTCGGGCGCGGTGGGCGACCGGCTGCTGGCGCTGACCGTGACCGACAATGACGGCGGCACCGCCGACCAGGTGGTGATCGACCTGGACGACCGCGACGGGCGCATCGCCACGCCTGACATGGACGCTACGCTGGAGGTGTCGCTGGGCTTTGCCGGCGGGCCGCTGGCCTTTCTGGGCAGCTTTGCGGTGACCGGCGTCGGCGGCACCGGCCCCGACCGCACGATGCGGATCACCGGCACCGCCGCCGACCTGAAGGGCGATATCCGCAGCCCGCGCACCCGCGCCTGGGAAGGCAAGACGCTGTCGGACATCGTGCGCACCATCGCGGGCGAGTCCGGGCTGAAGCCGGTGGTGGGCGAAAGCCTGGCCAGCGCCGCCTGGGGCTATCTGGCGCAGACCGCCGAGTCGAACCTGAACTTCCTGACCCGGATCGCGGGCACGCTGGATGCCACGGCCAAGCCCGCCGGGGGCGCGCTGATCGTGCAGCGGCGGGGCGAGGGCAAAACGGCGGCGGGCGATGTGCTGACCCCGCCGGTCATCACCTCGGCCCGGCTGAGCAGCTATGACTGGTCGCTGGACGGGCGCGAGATTTACGGCGCGGTCGAGGCGCAGTGGTGCGACACCGCAGGCGGCGCGCTGAACCGCATCACCGTCGGCAGCGGCACGCCCCGCCGCGTGCTGCGCCACGTCTACCAGGCCGAGGCCGAGGCGCGCCGCGCCGCCCAGGCCACGCTTTCGGGCGCGGCCCGGTCTGCCATGACGATCCGCAACGCCCGGCTGTCGGGCTTCGAGCCGGGCCTGCTGGCCGGGGCCACCGCCCGGCTGGCCGGGCCGGACCTGCGCCCCGAGCTGATCGGCGAATGGCAGATCACCCGGGTCATCCACAGCCTGACCGGGTCCGGGCTGATCACAAGTTTTGACGGAAAGAAGGGGGCGGCATGACGCCGGCCCCGCACAAAAAGGAGATACCACCATGTCCTCATTGACCACCGCCAACCGCAACCGCGCCGCCGATGCGGTGACGGTTCGCGCCAATAACGGCAGCCTGCGCCTGTATTCGGGCACCCCGCCTGCCGATGCCAACGCCGCCCTGTCCGGCAACACGCTGCTGGCCACCCTGCCGATGGCCGCCACCGCCTTTGGTGCGGCAGTTGCCGGGGTGGCCACGGCCAACGCGCTGACTGCCGCAGTCGCCCCCGCAACGGGGCGGCCCACCTTTGCCCGGGTATTCGAAGCCGACGGCACCACGGTGGTGGTGCAGCTGCGGGCCGCGCTGGTCTGGCTGGCCTCGACCGCCTTTTCGGTGGGTGACCGGGTGTCGAACGGGGCCAACACCTATGTCGCCACCACGGCAGGCACCAGCGCCGCGTCGGGCGGTCCCACCGGCACCGGCACCGGCATTGCCGATGGCAGCGTCGTCTGGGCCTTTGAAGGCATCAACGAGGCGGTGCTTGCGGGGGCGTCCCAGATCACTTCCGGCGCGAACGTCTCTGTCTCGTCCGTCACCTACACGCAGCCGGCCGGCTGATGCGCGGGGTCTGGGGGGGCTTCTGGGCCGAGCTGATGACGCCCGACAAATTTGCCGGGCAGCCCTACTATGCTCTGACCAACGCGGTCGGGCACGTCGCGCTGGGCAAGGTTGTGGCAGACGCGGTGGTTGCCGTGTCTGTCCAGACCCCCGTGGGCATGCCGAACCTCTGGGCGGTCTGGGCGGGCGTCACGGTCTGCTACGCCCTGGGCATCGAGCTGTGGCGGCAAAAGTGGTTCGGCACCGACACCATCGAGGACACAAGTTTCGTGTCGCTGGGCGCGGTGCTGAACGCCGCCACGCTGAGCCTGACCCCCTCGGGCCGCTGGTTCCGGGTGGAGGATTGGTCAGCCGGTTTCCTGTTCTGGCTGGCCTGCACCACCCTGGCGCTGGCCGCCTATGTTTACCCGCGCCTGCGGAAAGTCCATGGAGGTGAAAAATGACCGCACTGAGCTTGCGCCTGCAACAACCGGACATGGCGGGCCTGACGGACGCGCAGGCGGTGGCCGCGCTGAACGCGCCGGATACCTCGTTGCCCGCCGTTCCGGTGGCCTTTTCCTGCCGCGCGATTGCCGAACCTGCCGTGCTTTCGGGGGAACTGGCCGTGCTGCGGATCGTGGCGCTGCGGGGGGAAATTCCGGCAGACCTGACGCCGAACAGCACCGCCATTCCATTGCCGACGCAGGCGATTGCTACGATCATGACCATGCTGGATGCGGTGGACCGCGATCTGCGCGTGGACCCGGCGGCGGCGGAAGGTCAGGTCGCGGCGATGCTTGGTGGCATCGAAACGATGGGCCTGCTGTCACCGGCAACGAAAGCAGACATTCTTGCCAAGACAAGCCGCGCTCCTTCTTGGGCAGAGGCAAACGGCGTGACGGTGGACATGTTTGCCGTTGCCGCCGCGCGGACGGGGGCATCGGCGGTGATGCTGCTGGGATGGCAAAACAACGGCCCAGCGGCGGGGGGCGGTGTGGAAG